GCTGTCATCATCGGTCCACCCTGAGGCAAACGTAGCTGGTCGATAAAGAATGCCTCACGCACACGTTTACGGCGGTCTTCCATGGCTTGGTAGCCGAAGTCTAACTGTGGAGTGTTGAACATTGTTTCGATTCTATCGTTTGATCCTGCACGGTAATAATTAATCCCGCCAGATGTAGTGATGATCGGTAGAACGAAACCGTCATCTGGAAGCTGAATAGGTGGATCCACCATTTTCTGTGCTCCGATTAACATTGTCTCGTTCATCTTATTTAAAACTTTCATTTCCGGTAGGGCTGTCATTGCAGGGCTTCTACCGTACTTTTCTCCAACGGCTTTCGACCAACGAGTCGATCCGTATGGAAATTCCATATACTCACCGTAAGAAAGTTCCAGTTTTTCATCAATTAAGATGTACTGAGAAACCCATTTGTAGGTTTTCTTCTTAACAGCCGAGCAAAGATACTCTGGATACACAGCGTGGATGACATTAAACTTTGTCGTCTCACCTTTTTTGTATGCGTCCATTACTTTCTTCGGTAAATTTTCTTCGCCAAATTGCATGACCATATCATGCGCTGGCATTTTTAAATCACGGTAAACCGTATTGATTCTTCCATCGCGACCTTCGTCGATGTAGTAATCACGGATAAATTGCGGGATGAAACTTACAATAGTCGTCTCGTCTTCATCAACGAATACGGTACCTGTACCGAACCCAACTAAGTCTGGATAAAATTCCTGCATCGCTGTAGTGAAGTTAGATAATTTTAAAACCGCGTGCATAAGTGTAGTTACAGTTTGTAGGTACCCACGGTTCTGGTCGATCTTATCAATCGCTGGATCACCAAACGACATTTCAAACCACTGCTCGTTAGGGTTTGTAAGAAACCCATTAAGCGCAGCTGCTAAAGTCTCTAATGAAATTGACCCTGTGTTATCCAGTAACTGCCAGTTTCTTTTTTGTCCTTCGGACTTCATGTTTGTAATTGTATTTTTATTCGTTAAGAAAAAATCCGCAATCTCTTGCCAGTGTGTGTGCCACATTTGGCGCTCGGATTTCATCTTATCGAAATGTCTTTGGACTTGCGCAACCGAAAGCCTCTTGATTTGTTTCTTCATTATTTTCTCATCGTAAGTAAAAGATTTGGCATAACATTCGGTACTGTAAGAAGCGTTGATCTTCTTCCGTTAAACATGCTTTGTGCCTGTGTCTGGATTGTCGTAGCGGTTTCTTTTTCAAGTGATTGTAATTCTAAGTTTAATTCACCGATACGCGCGAAGTCTGCATCCGCTTGTGGATTTGACATTGCATCCAGTGGATTTGTCGGTAATCTTTTTTTGACTTCTTCTCTTTCCGCTTCGATTTCTGTTCTTGTTCTTCCCATCTTAAACCACCTTCACGTCATTATCTGTATGACGTCTGTATTTTTCGATGTTCTCACGGCTCGGACGATTTTCATCCATCCCCATGGCACCAGTTCTAAAGGCATCCGCTCCATGCGATGCCCAGTTGTGTTTGGGTAGTGATTGAAACACTTGATTTTTCGCATCGTAAACTCTCTCGTAGCTTTTCAATGCTTCAATACCCTTTTTGCATTTTGTCGCATCAAAGTAACTCTTGGCAATCATTAATCGAGCAGCATTAATTCCATCAGCGACGTTTGCACGTGGAACAATTCTCACTCGTACGCCTCTCATCAAACTTTGCATAGTCTCTTGTCTGGATTTACCAGTTCCAAGTTCACGTGCCGCTCCGTCATGCGGAAAAACAATTTCTTCGTACACATATCCTTTTTCTTTTAGGACTTTTACATAGTGCTCAAGGCCCATGCCAGATTCTTCATGGTACTCAATCCAACGTATCTCTCGTCCACGCAAAATTTGCGCAAACCAAATCGACATCGTATCCGAAATCCCTAAATCCCAGAACGTGTGTACGGGCAGTGCCTTATCGTAAGGTACCGCACAGATTCGGCCATCGGCCTCAGCCTTTTCAATATCTTTTCCGTAGTACGCACCAACCAGCGCAGCTGCGAAGCTGCACTCAAACTCCTGAGCGTACTCAGATTCAGACATACTGGCTCTAGCCATCTCAAGGTCAGCTGTTGTTAGAACGCCTGTCTCAGAGGCCTTGTAGATCCCACAGAATCAGTTTGGGTTATTTTTATTTTCAAGGTATAATTTATAAAAATGGTTCATGCCCTTAGGCGTCCCTATGAATATCGCCCAACCTTGTCGGTCAGTAAGGGCTGGGATTAGGACCGAGGTCCAAATGATCGGATTCATATCCGCATACTCATCCAGTAAAACTCCGTCTAGGTATAACCCGCGAAGTGCATCTGGGTTCTCAGCACCAACAAGCATGATGCGAACGCGATCTTTCAGATGAGGACGCCTAATATCTACGCGAAGCTCTGACTCATGGATGTCCACAAACGGCAAGTCTTTCACATAACCCTTTAGGATCTCCCACGCCACGCGCTTTGCCTGACCATAGGTGGGTGCGATGTATGCGTACTGTGGGTTATGCTTTTGGTTTCGTAATCCTTGGTCGATCTGCTCGTTTAATCCAAGGTGAGTCTTACCAAATCACCTCCGACGGTGACATATCAACACATTGAATCTCTTTAAAAGTGAATGAATTTCCTGCTGCTTGGGCCGAGGAGTGTAGCCAGTGCTAATTATTTTTACCATCTTTACCTCCTTTAGGGCGTCTTTTCTGGTCATGTTTTTTCCAGTAAGCGCGCATGCATACCCTACAGCTACGCGCTCCATCTTTTCTTGTAATTAAATTATCACCCTCAAACGGATGTCCGCTTAGGCAGTGTGTTTTCTTTTTGTTGTGGTCTCTATTTTTACTAAGTTTATCCTGCATATTCTGGGAATGAGTCCCCAGAAATAAATGATTCGGATTTACACACTTCGTGTTGTCGCAGTGATGGCACACACTCATACCAGTTGGTATTTCCCCTTTAAAAACCGTGTACGAAAGTCTGTTTCCACGCCAGCTTTTCTTTTTTCCTACTTTAATAAATATGCTTGGGTACAAAGCCTGCCCGTTTTTCCCAGATTTCTGCATTGATCCCTGCCACTGCCAGCATCCTGTTGTGGGCATAGCTATACTTCTACTTAGTAACGTGGTTATTGCTTTAATCATCGGTTTTCTCTGGGGTAACGTCTTTGGGTGTGCGATCAATGCCAGTGTGGACGATAACTTGCGTTGGAATGTTTAATGTCGCCTCGATCTTGGCTTTTGGTGAGTACCTTGGGCTGTCGACACCAGCTGCCCATTTAAGGGCGTCATGTTTCAGCTTCTGTGAATCCACATTGTCCTCATCAGCAAGTAGCGCCTCCCCCAAAGCCTCATCCCGTAGCGTATCCGCACGGTCAACATACGCCTGCTCAAGCATTTCCCTGATTTCTGGGTAGTCCTTACGCCATTTACAAAGGGTTGCATACGTCGGCATACCAGCTTGCTTACAAATCTTAGTAATCGACCCACCTTCTGCGATTTTCTGACACAGAATCTGTACGGTCATGGGGTTGTACTGGGTGTTTGAGGTTGAGATCATGTTCGTAATGCCTGCCTCAAGCCAAATAATCTGGCCGGAGGCCTGAGTATGCTGGACTAATTCTGACATTTGAGACGGATCGGCACTGACCACCAGTTCGGTTACGCCAGTTTTTGTGTTGATTATGTGTACGTGCTGTCCCTTTTTCTCGGAATAGTGGGTACCGGATCTGAGTAAATCCATGTAATTGGGAGGGGTCGTGGTTATTTGGGGCATTACTCCAAGGGTAAACGGGTGTTTATTGGAGTCAAGGGCCGTGGGGATTGACGCGATGGGTCGCCATACAGAGTTGGTGGTAGGTTGGATCTTGGACCTAATACTATGTACTGTCTGTGAAAAATTTGGGGGTACCCCCCTCCCCCTACCCTACTACTACCGAGCAGGACATATAAATGGGCGGGCCAAAGGGGGGGCTATGGGTCCCGCCCTATCCACTCATGTACCGATAGATTTTCTCTATGGGGTAAATCTTACATGTCAATATATAATCTTTACATAATACGGTGAGTCAATAAAATATTTTACTTGACATGAAATTATTACAGTCAATGCCCATGGTTCGTGCAGTGTAATCTTTACATTATTAAATAAAAATAAAATAATTGTTGTATTGTGCGGTCACTGTGCTATAACAGTATCAAGTTAACGAGATGACTGACTTGAGCGGATAGGCCGCTTGACTCTTGAATCTCTTTTTATGATTAGGAATTTTATGTCTGACATCGTGAAACTATATAGGCAGACGGTAGCAGCTAAGAAGATCGGCGAAGGCCGCTCGGTTGTAAAAACCAAGTATGTAGCCGGGAAGTCGGGTCGAGTGGCTGTACTCAAGGTCCTAGGTCAAACGACTTACCTATCAACGGGAATAGCCCGCGGGCATAACCTGCTCAAGGACCAAGGCTCTAGGCCCAATGCCCTCATGCGAGAGCAACTCGGAACCGACCTACGTCGGTCCCTCGGCCTAACCGCTGGACCCGCAAAGCCAACGTCAATCGTGCTCGGCACGTACTCGGCAGCCAAACAACGGGAGGCTCATTATGCTTAATCCTTCACCAATGGATACCATTGCGCTGGCCGCTTGCGGCCTCGCGTGGTGTGTAATTATGTGGCAAATTACAGGAGCAAGATGATGAGCATTTACGCAATGGGATTAGTATATTTTTTAAGCATCCTTGGATTTTGTATAGTATTTTTTGAGGCCGCTGAAAGAGAGCGTGTGCTCAAGATTTATGAGTATAAATTGGGCATGGCAATGCTTAATAAGCAGGCGCCTAGGTCCAAGGCCAAGAAATAATTGGTATAGTAAGCCAAGTGGCATAGT